CTACTCGCCGAGCCGGTGAACCTATGATTTCTAAGGAGCTCTATGAAGGGATCAAGCGTCGTCGGGATGGACTTCGGCCTCAAGTGGTCGGTGAGTTAGTGGAGGTTGAGGGCGCAATTCGTGCCGTGCTTGGGCCGTTTGGTCATGTCGGTGTATGGATCGTGATTGAGCATGAATTAGTTGCGAATATTAGTAAAGGAGATATCTTCGTCGGGCGCGCGGCGGCTCGGGAAATCGGAAAAAATAGATACCGACTCGAGGAAATTCAGATATTCAGTCGTGAAGATATTCGATCGTTTAAGGAGATATACAACGGCTACAAAGTGTGAAACTAGGTGTAACAGTCTACTGGGTCATTTTGTAAAAAGTTACATAAAATAAGTCGGGTCGCCATTTTGGCGGCCTTTTAATGTTACACTTCAAAACATACATTGTTTAAGCTGTTTTTCCTATAGGATCAAGAAAATCAAAGAATATACAGATGTATACAAACCTAGTAACATTAAAGCATATAAAGAGTAAAAAATTGATAAATAAAAGGTTATTATACGCGCGCGATAGAGAATATATGCTTTTATTTATAGAACTATAGAAAATCTGTTATGTAGTTAGTATCGAATGTTTACCGATCAGCCGCGACATTGATACACTGATAGAAAATAAAGGAGCGGTTGAGATGAAATACTTATCAAGTGCGAGACTGCAAAAGGTGCTGAATCGAAATGATTGCGCGGATATTAATGCGTTCGAAACGGCGAAACGGTTATTACATGAGCGGCTAGACGAAGGTCTTCCGGTAGACACGTACGGGGTGATAATTCAGAATGACGACGGAACGAAGTCAGTCGATATGTCGCCGAAGCTCGTGAACATTTTGCTCGACTACATCACGGCGCCGAAGAAAGTGCGCCTGTGTGTCGACGCGTTTTTCGATCTAGGCGAACCAGTTTATATAGGTGTCTCGTTTAATGTCAAACGGATCGAAAATTATATACTAGGCCGCGATAGAGTATGCGCGAGACAGATCCTCGTCGAAGCGTGCCACGTTCGGAAAAAGAACCTTGACAAAAGAAAGTCGGCAGTCATTAATCAGATAATGGATCGTATGCCCAATTGGCACCGCGCTAAAAGCCCAATGCGGATTGACGGATACGGCCTGCAACGTACGTTTGTCCGCGACGGATACGAGCGCGAGCAGGAAGATAAACTATATAAAGCGCTCGGATACGACGAGGCCGAAATTGAAATCTCCGACGACGTACGCGCTAAAAAGATTCTTGGCGATCTTTGGTAAGCCTATTAAACTATGTCTAGGGGGTTAGTGGCATGGAACAAAAGCTAAATAAGCGGCAAGCGCTGTTTGTTGCCGAGTATTGCAAGTGCTTGAATGCGTCCGAAGCGGCGCGTCGGGCCGGATACTCGGAGAAAAGCGCGAAGCGGCTCGGCTATGATAATATGCACAAGCCATATATTAAGGCCGCGATCGCGGAACGACTTGAGCACGCCGAGAAACGTAACTCGGCCGATGCGGACGAAGCGCTCGACATCTTATGGCAGATCGCCCGAGGCGAGACGACGGATGATATTACAATCTTCATCGACAAGGGTGTGCAGGATGTTGTCGAGGCGCGAACACCGACCTCGGTCCGTAAGCAAGCGGCCGAAGCGCTTCTCAAGCTCTACACGACCGCCGACAAGGACGCAATTGCGAAACGCAAGTTGAAAGCCGAGGCAGATAAAGCAGAGCGCGAGAACGGCTCACACGAGCTCACAGGCCGAGTTATCATCGCGCAGAACACCGACGAAATGAGGCGAGTGATGAATGAGCGCAATGAGGGCACCGACAAATAACGACCGAGTCGTCGATATTCTCGACTTGATTAATCCGCACTTCTACCAAGTTTGGCTATCTGAACGGCCGTACACAATATGCAAGGGTGGTCGGTCGTCGTTTAAGTCGTCCGTGATCTCGCTCAAACTCGTGACCGATTTCCTCGGCGATCCGGTCGGTTCGATGATCTGTTTGCGCAAGGTCGGAAAAGACTTACGGCGTTCAGTGTACAAGCAAGTGAGTAAGGCGATTCACTGGCTCGGCGTTGAGAGCGAGTTCGAATTTCTACTTTCACCGCTCGAGATCCGGCATAAGTCGGGCAAGAGCGCATTCTACTTCTACGGATGCGATGACCCGGAGAAAGTCAAATCGACGACGCTCGATGTCGGCTACGTGATGGGCATATGGTACGAAGAATTGACGAACTTCGACAGCGCCGAGGAAATTGACTCGATCAACGCGACATTTATCCGCGAGAAACTGCCAGACGACCGTCAAGTCAGAATCTATTATTCTTATAACCCGCCGCGCAACCCGTATTCTTGGGTGAACGAATGGTGCGAGAAGCAGAAAACGAACCCGGATTATTTCGTGCATCATTCGACGTATCTTAACGACGAGAAGAACTTTCTCTCGGAGCAGTCATTGCGCGAGATCGAACGGTATAAGAAAAATGATTATAATTATTGGCAATGGATGTATCAGGGCGAGATTATCGGGCTCGGCGACCTCGTGTATAACGAGCAGACGTTTCACAAGATCGCGCAACTTCCGAGTGACGATCCGGTTGTCGAGATCGACATATGGAGCGACGGCGGTCATCAAGTATCCGCGACGACCTATCTCGCGCTCGGGTTCACGGCGAGACGCAATGTTATCCTGCTAGACACTTATTACTACTCGCCTGCTCATGAAATCGTTAAGAAGCCCGCCTCCGAGCTCTCAAAGGATTACGCGGACTTCCGTAAACGTGTCTTCGATAAGTTCGCGCCACGGAGCCGCGACGCCATTGTCGACACGGAAGGGATTGACTCGGCCGAAGGTGCGCTTCGGAATCAAATCTATTTCGACCACGGTATTGATCTCATTCCGGTTCATAAGCTCAAGAAAGTCGTGATGATTGATTACGTGCAAAACTTACTCGGGCAAGGCCGGTTCTTTTGGCTTGATACACCGGAGAACCAAGTCTTCTACGAAGAAAATAAGAGGTACCAGTGGGACAAAGATACATTACAATCCGACGACCCGAAGGTCATCAAAGAGCACGATCATACATGCGATGCGTTTCAATACTACGTCATCACGAATGCGGATAAGCTCGGCCTCGTCGGATAGGAGGTGCTAAAATGTGGCAAAGAATTATAGCCGCTATGAAAGGGGTTCTCGCAAAGATGAATCTTGTCAAAACGATTAAGAGCGTGACGGACTTCGCATCCGTCCAAGAAACCGAAACGCAGTACAACCGTATTCTTGCATGGAAACAGATCTACGCGGGCTATCTGCCGCGCTTCGACGGTGAAGAATTTCACGAAACCACGTGGAAAGACGTGTACGGCGCAACGCATAAACGCCGCCGCGCGAGCATGAACATGGCGAAAGTTGCGTGCGAGCAGATGGCCGCGCTCGTTTTTAATCAAAAGTGCAACATCAACGTCTCAACCGTTCTGTCCGGCGTGAATGACGACGGAACGCCTAAGACACCGACGGAGGATCTTTTCTCCGTCGAAGTGATGAACGTACTCGACGACAATTATTTCAAGCCACGACTCACGCACGAGATTGAGCACATGTTTGCCGAAGGTGGCCTTGTTATCAAGCCGTATTTCGATGGCGAGCGCATTCGCATAACGTTTGTCACGGCCGACAACTTCCTGCCGCTCGCGAGCCGCGACGGCCTTGTCACCGATGGCGTGTTTATCAATCAGTTCACGCAGGATAAGAAGTTCTATACACTGCTCGAATGGCACCAGTGGAACGGCGACGTGTATGTCATTAAAAATCAGCTATTCCAAGCCGAAAGCGTACAGGAAATCGGCCACGAAATAGCGCTTGCGACGCTTTATCCGGATATGGAGCCGGAGATTGATTTTAATAATCTAAGTCGGCCGCTCTTTATCTATCTCAAGCCGAACATCGCGAACAACTTCGAAACCGATTCGCCTCTCGGGTTGTCCCTATTCGCAAACAGTCTCGACACGCTCAAGACGCTCGATATTTGGTTCGACTCGTTTCAGCGCGAGGCTGTTTTAGGCCGTCGCCGCGTCATTGTCCCCGACTCGGCGGTCAAAGTCGCCGTGAACGAGCAGGGTGAGACACGTTCATACTTCGACCCGGACGATGAAGTATATCAAGCGATTAAGTTCCGTCAAGGCGTCAACGCAGGCACGAATGCGGTTCCCGTAGAGCAACTCGAGGCACAGCTCCGAGTATCGGACCACGTGAGCGCGATCAATGCGAACCTAAACGCGTTCGGTCGGCAAATTGGGTTCTCGGCCGGTACGTTCAGTTTCGACGCGGCGGGCGCGACGATTCAAACGGCGACTCAGGTCGTGAGCGAGAACTCGCAAACGTTCCGCACGAAGCAAGATCACGAGGTTCTTGTCGAGCAAGCGATTAAGGGCCTTGTGACAACGATCGCCGAACTCGCGCAAGCCTATAGCCTGTTCAGCGTGCCGGATAATTTCGACGTGTCGATCGACTTCGACGATTCGATCGCCGAAGATAAAATTGCGAGCTCATCGCTCATTATGTCGCAAGTTGCGGCGGATCTCATGCCGAAGAAAGAAGCAATCAAGCGGCTTTATGGTATGACGGACGAGCAGGCTCAAGAATGGATCGAGCAGATCAAAGCCGAAGCGCCGCCGATCGCGACGAACCTATTCGGAGCGGACGAGCAGGCAGGCGCGCCGGGTGATGCTTGATGCTCACGCCACAACAGCTTAACCGATTGTCCGACCCGCTTGTCCGTATGTACTCGAATATGGAGAACGATCTCATACGCTTAATCGTGAAGCGGCTCAAGGTTGGCATTCCGGCGCATCCGAGTGGCCTCTTGGCATGGCAGATCCGTAAACTCGCCGAACTTGGCGACCTCAATCGCGATGTGATTAAACTTATCTCGATCGAGTCGGGCGCCGCCGAGCCGCTTCTAAACAAGATTATCGAACAGGCGGGCATAAGCGATGTGAAGACGCTCGATGTCGCGCTTGGCAAGGCGGCCGATGACGGATACGTTGACCATGCCGTCCCACTCGAGCAGGACACAGCCATTTATGACACGCTCCGGGCCTATCAGCGCGGCGCATCGAACAGCCTCGGAAAGATCCATTCCGGGATGTTAAGCGGCGCCGGCGAGGCTTATCGCGACATCATCGCGCAGACAGCGGCGAACGTGCTCGCAGGCGTGGCGACGGTACGCGACTCAATGGCAAAGACGGCGGCGAAGTGGGCTGAACGTGGATTACCCGCGATGAAAGATAAGGCCGGGCGAAACTGGTCCGTCGAAGCCTATTCTCGGATGGTCGTCAATACGACGATGAACAACGTCGCGAATGATATGCAGTGGCGGCGCATGGACTCGTACGAGCTTGACTTAATCGAAGTCTCGAGCCACGCCGGAGCGCGCCCGCTATGCGCACCGTATCAAGGCCGGATATTTAGTCGCAATGGAAAGACAAAAGGCTATAAGCGGCTCGCTGAAACGTCCTACGGGCAACCTGCCGGGCTCTTTGGGATCAATTGTCGCCATGTCTCATATCCATATATTCCCGGCGTCTCGGTGCAGACGTATTTCCCGTATCCGGCGGCCGAGAATGCGAAAGTCTATGCACAATCGCAACAACAGCGCGCGCTAGAGCGAGCTATCCGGAAAGCAAAGGGCGCGGCGCAAGCGGCAAAAGAAGCAGGCGCGACTGATGTCGCGAAGGATCTTAACGCGCGCGTCCGGACTCGACAAAAACAGATGCGGGTGTTCATCGACGAAACAGGTCGAACGAGACGATACGATCGCGAGAAAAAACTCACATAATGCCGAACGGACGCGCATATGCTAAAATTTTTTCGAAGGGAGCGAGAAGCTATGCACAATCTATTTAGATTTAAACTTAATCTACAATTTTTTGCCGCTGATAACGGCGGCGCAGGAGGCGGCGCAGGTGATAACGGTGGCACTGGCGAAGGCGATCAACAAGGCGCGCAAGGAGCGGGAGCAGGAACCGGCGGCGCAGGTACAGGCGAAGGCGCAAACGGCTCGCAAGGCCAAGCGCTCGACGAGGCCGCGATCACAGCTAAGGCACAAGCGGCGATCTTAAAGAGTCTAGGTTTCGATGATGCTAAGTCAGCGAAAGACGCAGTTAAAGACTATAACGCACGTAAGCAAGCCGACATGACCGAGCTTGAGAAAGTTCAATCACAGCTCGCCGAAGCGCAAAAGCAGGCGACCGAGTCAGCTAAAAGCGCAACAGTCGCCAACGCTCGCGCGGCGGCCGCAACGAACGGCGTGACCGCTGAAAACCTCGATGACGTTGTCTTACTTGCACAAGCGAAAGTTACCGACAAAGTGACGATCGAAGACGCGATTAAGCAAGTCATCGAAGCGCATCCTGATATGGCGAAAGCCTCAACCGACCCGAAAGGCCCGTCATTCGGGCGGGAAGGTTACAACGCAGGCAATAACCAACAGGGTGGCGGCTCCGGTGAATCGAAAGACACCGAGGCGTTCAAAGCCGCAATGGCGAAAGCGTTCGGCGGTCCGATCGCAAAGAAATAACAGGGAAATAGTCGCCTCATAGCGACTTGATTATATAAAGGGGTGACAGAACATGGCAGTAGCCGCATTAAATTATGCTGAAAGCTATCAGCAAGGTTTACAGCAAACTTGGAACACTCGCCGGTACTTCGATGATCTTTGGAACTGTCCGATGAACTCAACAGTACAGTTTATTAACGCGAACACAATTAAATTGCC